GCGCACGATGCGCTGGGGCTCGAGATCCTCATGCACCACAATCAAAGTATCGACTGCCTGGGTGTAATTCAGCTCATCGAGCATGGCGGCGGTGATTGTTGTCGTCGCGTAATCGTTGCCGCTGCCGTTGATGTTTGTTTGCAGCACGCCGTTCTTAAACACATACATGCGCAGATTGACGAACACCAACATATAGCTGTCGGAGCTGCTATACTCGAAGGGGATCAGTTTGAAATCGGTGAAGCTGGCGCCAAAGTCATGGATGAACTTGAGACCATTGCGGCGGCGCACGCCACCCTGCGGCTGCACCAGGACATTCTTCGCGGTCTCGAGCGCGTTCTGATACTGCTCAAGATCGGTCCGCGCCTTCAGAAGCGGATCCAGCTCTCCGACCGAGAAGTTTGTCTGGAACTGAACAATCCGCGCCATGCTATCCTCTTACATCGATAAGCGAGTAATCCTCGATGACTTGTGGCAGCTGGCCACGGCTATCGATATTCATTGCCTCACGGAACAAACCACCGCGTCCATTCTCGCCAGGCGTGCCAAACGCCAGGGAACGGAAGTAATCTGCTTTAGAGATTTGATCTGTAATGACCATGCCAAGCTCTCCAGCCATCGCGTGACGGAGCAGATGGATGAAGTAATACGGCATCTTTGTTTCGTTTACGCTGGCCTGGTAATCGATGTAGACGGTCTCTTCATTCGTGTAGACCTGATCGCCATAGATCTCCCAGCCATAACGAAGCGGCATCCCGTAAGTGTCAGCGGTGTTGAATAGGGCGCGCACGCCAGAAAGCATGTCGCCAGGAAGCTGATAGGCATACTGCCATTCAGTGATCGGCGCCGTTGCCAGGCGCGCCAGCTGAACCTTTTGATAGCTCCAGCTCCAGGGATACCTAGAAAGCAAACTATCCCGAAGGTCGGGATATAGGCGGTCACATGCTTGGGCTGCGTCGGATCCTTCAGTGAAGGACGAGATCGGCTGGGCGCCTAACATAATCAGCGCATCCGAACATATGGATAAACTTGTATCGCCAGCTGCCATGCGAACCTCCTGTCATTGTGGTAAGGGCCAGGTTGCCCTGGCCCCTCCATCTTAGTCGCTGTCAGTGTTTGCCAGCGTAGTGCCGTCATTGACATCGACAACGCCGCCAGTGTTCGACAACACATAAACCAATGTTGCGACAGCAGTGGAGCCAGTCGAAGTCAGGCAGTAAATCAGATCGCCAACAGCCAAGGTGTCCGACAGAGAGTTAAAGTAACCCTCAGTGTTCACATCAGCGATCGCGTCTGTGGTGGAGTAGGAGTAAACCGAAGGGGCATTACCCTTCTTCGACGCTCCGATGGTTGCAAAACCAGTTGTTGAAAAAGCCATCAGTCAGTCCTCCTTATTCGGTGCAGCTGATCTTGACGATGCCTTCGTCGTCGATCGCTACTGCGCCAGCTGAGAACATGGAGCTAACCAAGAACGATGTCTTTTCTGGGACATAGTTGATCTCGGATTTTTGCGCCATCGACTCGGCATAGCCCAGAGCATCTTTGTGCCAGGCAAAGCAAGTGCGAGTTGAAGGCTTCGGAATACCACCTTCATCACGGTCGCCCATGGTCAAGATGTTGAAGCCCATGAATGTGTTGACCTCGCCACGGACGAGAGCCTTCACGGCTGCGAAATCGGAAGAAGTGATTTCGGTTTCACCCAACATTGCATCGAGCTGAGATGCGTGCATGAGCAAGTAACGGCCCTCAGAAGGCACGTTCTTTTCATTCATCGCCTTCGCAGTTGCGCGAAGTTTCTCGATGTTCATGTTGGTGCCAGCGCCACCGACAGAAGTTGCAACAGTGGATGCGCCCGACGAAGCGTTCAGAGCATCGATGATGATCTGATCCATGCGGCGTGCGATCGACTTAGAAACAACCTCAACCAATTCACGACGCTCGTCGAAATTGATGTGCGACTGATGGAAGATATCGCTGTATTCAGCAGCAATATAATCGCTCATCGTCGCGGTGACTTGGCTGTAAGTTACGTTCAAAGGAGTAACGTCTGTTTGCGGAACGCGAACAGTTGCAACGCCTTTACCGATTTTTGGGAATTTTACAGTGTTCCCCTGAACGCCAGTGCGCGTGCGGCAAGTGCCACGCAACAGGGCTTCAGCTTGATATGCCTGCTTTACCTCTGATTCAAACAGGGTAACGAAGGCCGTAGTGACATTCTGCGCCATAGCAGAACCCTCCTATAAAGAGTTTCGACCAAGCGCGATCCGTTATCCTGTGAGGGCGGTCGCTTGCGCGGGGATGGCCGCGCCACCAGTGGTATCAACCACAAGAGACGGGCCGCGCAAGCGGTTATCCGACAACATATAGTATAAAGCGAAACGATCGCTTTAGCAAGGAATTATCCTTGAGATGCCATCCATTGCTTCTCAATGCGCGATCGGAACGCCGTATCTGTGGTCCATCGAGGATCAGCGATAGCGGCTTCGAGATCTTCTCGCGTCATTTCTGGGGAGCTGGCTGCGGGCTGTATCGGTATGCCCTCATTCGTCAGAGCCTGGTGATATTTGAGAAACGCATTGATCGCGTCTGCACTGTCCAGGCTGTTGGCGATTGCCTCACGCTCGTTGTTGTTGAGCGGTGCTTTCATCAGCAAACGCTCTGCCATCTGGATCTTTTCCTGGGCGCGCTCACCGAGTTTCGACATCTCTTGCTGGCGATCATACTCCAGCTGTTGCGATACATCCCCGCTTATTTGGAGGACACGCGAAGCAAGATCCTCGAAAGCAGCCTGGCTAATACCGTTCTCTTTCGCCCACTCTTGATACGCGCTGACAGTAGGATCATCTGGATTGAGACCCGCGTCCACCAGATCTTTAAGATTGTAACCATCTTCTGGCGCCTTGTGTTTACCCTGACTAAATTTCTTTTGAAGCTCGTTGTAGCTCTTGGCCAGCTTCTCGACATCAGGGCCGTCCTCATCCCAGAATTTCTCGGGATAATAATCGGGGCGCGTTAGTGGTTCATCGTCACTCTCTGCCGTTTGGGCAGGGGTGACATCGCTTGGGTCAGGATCGTGAAGTGGGATCGGCGCCTCTTGAGGCTGTGCTGAAACATCTTCCTGGGCCTGGGGATTGATGAGCGGGGCGTCAGATGCGACGTTATCCTGCCCGACAGTTTCCTGGTTATCCATTATTCGGTTCTCTCTATTCGTTTCTCGATCATGCGGACGATCTCGGCCATCCCAGTCCTGACGTATCCGTAACTGTGATCTTCACCTGGGTTCCAGGTTGGCCTCTCGATTGTAATTGACCGAAGATGCGACAGCACCTTCTGGCCTTCTTCAGACTTAAATACGCGCCCATACAGGATATCGAGATCATCCGCTTGTCTTGTCTCTATCCGTGGCGCGTCCGTTAAGCCATCCCATCCATCTTCCATCATACCATTGCTCCTGCCATCGCACCGCCGTCATTCACAGCACCTGGCTGTGCTGGCTGCTGCGCCTCCATCATGGCTTGCTGCATCTGCATCATAATCTGTTCTTGTTCTTCTGGGCTGTTCAGAATGTTCTGATCGATCCCCAGCCGCTCCGCGATAAACGCAAGAACACGCGGCACTGAGATTGACGCTTGGCCTTGTGGCCCCATCGCGTTTGCGATCTGCATATACTGAACGACATCATTGATCTCCTGGAGCTTCTGCGCCTGGGCGAGAGGCGACACAGGCGTCACCTTTACCTCGGCGCCGTTCACCTTCAACGGTAGATCAATCAAACCTTGCTGGTCCAGAACAAACAAAGTGCGCGCAATAATCGGCACCATCGTCTCTGTAATCAAACGACCAAACGCGCTGCCCAGGTTTGTGGCCAGCTCCCTGGTGCGCTCTGCGACCTCTGTGGCCGAGCGTGCCGACATATTGTCTGGCGGCAGCGTGTCGTCCATCATTATCTTTTTGATGTTCATGCGCAGATCATTGATGACGATCTGGCTGGTGTTAAAGTCCCCCGCCCGTGGCAGCGGCGCGAGGGAGGCGCCGTTGGGGCCGCCATTCCTGGCTACCGCGACAACTGCACCTGGCTGGATCTTGATGTTCTGAGGGTTTAGGACACCATCATCGGCAGCTGTATAAACGCCAGCGATCGAGAGCGATGCGTTCTTCAGCACCAGCTCGAGCGTTTTGTTCAACGTCTTGATGTCCGCAATGGCCGTGACCAGCGGCCCCCGCCCATACACCTCACCAGCAACCTTCATGTAACGAGAAACGACAAACGGGCTGGACCGCATTTCCCGATAGAATAGCTCTTGCTTCTTGGCTGGCCAGAAAACGTGATAGTGATATCGCCCGCTTTCCTGGTCGTAGATCACCGCGTCACGCAGATCCAGATCCTGATCTGGCTTGAGTTCGATCGCCTCGACCAGCTCGGCAGTCATCTGAACGCCAGGGAACTCGCGCTGAACTGCCTCGGCTTTGATGCGCAGCTGGCGATAGACGTTATCGACGCTGCCGTTTGCACCTTCCTCGATCGCCACCAGGTATTGCGGGATCGCGTTAAAGCGCACAGGCGTGGCTTCATCGCCAGGCGTAATCATCATCACGGCAGTCCCGACAGCGAGATCGAGCAGAAACTCACCCATTGCCAGGTCAAAGTTTGTCTGACGCAGCGCTTCAAACAGGCGCGTCGTGTAATTATCCATGATCTCCTGGGCTCGAACCTGATCTTGCTCAGGGATCTGGGAGCCTGGCTCCAGGCGGCACCAGGATTTATATGGGGGGAATAGGCCAGCCTGTAGGCGGTTGGCAAAGCGCTGGGTGGAATGGATCGCGGTGCTGTCAAACACGCGCGCCATCTTGGCTTTGCCCGCTACGCGGCCCTCATAATAGCCCGAGTATAGGTTGCGCTGCGGCAAGGCATACTCATAGCAATCCTCATAGATTGATCGCCATTCATCCTTGCGGGCCTGTGCTTTGGCCTCGCGCTCCATCAACTCGTTTACGTTCAATCTAGGCATTTCTGCTCTCGTTTCTCTTGCTTATTGCAGCCGCTTTCTTCCTGGCATCAGCCTTCGATGACGCACCCCAGGCGCGCAATGATAACAATAGCCTGGTGGGGCGGCCCTTCTCGTCGCGCTCTGGGCCATCGTTGCCAGCCATCCGCGCCAGGAAAGAGGCGCGTCGTGGGTTGTCTCCCGACTTGACTGGCGATTTTAGATTGGCGCCTTCTTTACGCTTGAAATACTTGCGGCCAGCTTCGTTCAGCCCGCCGCTTGGATTTTGATAGCGCTTGGCAACCATGTCGCCACCTATCGACCGATGCGGATCGAGACAGTGCCGCTGGTAAAGTCACCAGTCTTAACGCCAGCGCGATAGACCACAACAGGCTCAGGATCCTGGCCATAAGTCTCGATCGGCGCCGTGAATGTATCGACATCACGCCAGGTTGCACCCTGGTCAAAGCTGCGCTGCACAGTCACAGTCGCCACGAATGTGCCAGAGATCGAGAGATTAAAGCCACCTTCGGTGTAGATCCCATCGCTGAATGTGTTTTCAGCCGTGATGTCTTTCTCGACCAGGCCAATATCTCTATCAAGAACCGCCATTACTTGCTCCTTTTAGGCTGGGGCTTCTGCCCCTTTTCGATTTTACGCATTGTCCCAAAGACGTAGGCTTGCTTACGCTCACCCTTTAGCCCGAGACGCTCTGCGCTTAGGAGCAGCCTTCGGTGCAGCTTCTTTGGCATTGGCCTTCTCCTCTTTGACTTCAGCGGCTGGCGCTGCTTTGCGATGGACGCGCGGATCTTCTTTGATCTTTGTCATATCAGCCCCCTGGCCCAAGCGTTGAGCGCGTGCCAACCTGTGGGCCTTCCTGGCGTTCTGGCGACATCAGAAGGCGCAGACCACCAGTGCGACGTGCGCGACGGCGTGCAGCCATGCGCGCGGTCTCTTCGCGGGTTTGTGCGTCTGCTCGAGCTTCGGCGCGCTGCTGTGCTTCGCTGACACCAGCTGGTGCGCTGGGCGCCTTGGGTGCCATTGCCTTACCAACTACCGTTGCGGCTGTTGCGCCAGCTACTGCTGGCATGACCCAGGCGGGGAGTGCTGCTAATGCTGCCATTATCTGATCCTCGTCATCATAAAGTAATCTTCACCGTCAGGGCCAAAGCTGGCCATGACGCTCTCTTGTTCAAAATACACTGAACGGGCAAATTTGTAAGCTGTGTAATTCGACTTTCGAACGGCTATCTGAAGGCGTCTAACCCCGTATTCATGCTCTATCTGAGCGAATATGTGGCGCCCACCCTTGACTAGCGCTATCGCATTTTTCTCGATACCGACGCCAGGCAGCATCCAGACCTCGGCCACCCCTGGCCACATCGGGCGCACCCCGAAAAGACAGACGGGGCCATCCTTGCCGATCAAGGTCCAGCTGAAATCAGGGATCGCCATCTCGATGATGTATCGATGATACTCTGGGATCAGCTCGACGTATAACAGCTCGTCGCCTTTCAGCTCCATGCGCAACAGATGCTCTGGCCGAAACGGAACCAGGCTTTGACCAGGGCCGAGAAAGCTATCTCCAAACATCATAGGCATCAGAAGATCTCAAAATCTGTGCTGGCCGAGTATGTCCCGCCCTGGCTGGTGTAAGATCCGCGCCGCAATCGACGCTGTTCACCGCCGCCTAGCATCAAATACCCAAACGCATCGCCGCAGTGCGAGTGTTCATTCTTCACGGGGCTGTCCTTAAACCGCTCCTGCCCAGCGCCCAGGCTTTGACGCTTGAAGAAATACCCGCCGCTCAGAGATTTGCGCAGCCGCAAGCACTTCTTGTCCACGATCAGCCCAGGTTTGCCAGAGATCAGGCGCGACATCGGCGCCGCTCCTGCCTCTCGACGCACCTGGAAGGCGTTACTGTCGGTCGGCTGCGCCTTGAAACCCAGCGATCGAAGGTGATCGAAGGCTGTAACCTCATAGATCTCGTCGCGTTTGTTGCCCGCAGGGTCGCCCCAGATCAGGATATCGTGCTTAGAATACTTCTCAGCGATCTTTGCGATCATCTCCTGGCCGAAACGCTCGAGGCCCATGTCGAATGTGACCAGCTCATCGCAGATCCTCCAGGCGCCACCCGCCGTGCGCTGCCCAAATATCGCAGCTGGCGTCAGACCAAAGTCCACACCGATCTGGATCGGGTAATATGGGTCCACCTCGACGGTCCCGCTCATCAATTCGTCGTCGTATTCGGGCCAGACAGGCCGCCCTTCCTGGACAAACGTATACATGCCCTGGGCATAGCAGCGGATCCAGTCCGCGTTCTTACCGCCAAGTAGCTGTTGATAGTAACCAGGCGGCAGATTGTTGCGGTTCTCCGCTTTCGGGTTCACCCGCCACCACTTACCGCCCGAGAATATGAAACCCTGGCTCTCAGGATTGTCTTGCGGCACCTCATCGGGCGCCACTTGCAGCACGCCGCCAGGCTGTCGATGGAATGTCCAGGGATATTCGCCGCCGATCGGGTTCTTCTCGGCCAGCTCATGCCACCAGTGATCGTTGTCTGGCGGGTTGGTATCCATCCAGATCCCATACCAGGTCGGCCCGCCGTCTTTTTTCGTGGGATAACGGCCAACACGGTGCGTCAATCCATCGATCACGGCCTTCGGCAGCTCTCGAGCCTCGTTCACCCAGGCACCAGTCAGCTCCAATGACAGCAATTTCCGCACATCTTGCGGCGATGTAAGGGCCATGAAGATAACTTCACAGTCAATTCCAGCGGCGCCATCCCGCGCGGGCAGCTTTAGGTGGTGTGTAATTGGCGGCTGCCAGCGGATCCCGCCCCAGATATCCTCGGGAAACAGCTCTTGCCAGGTCTTGATGGTGGTCGTGCGCAGCTCGGGATAAGTATTTCTGACGATAACAAACCGTGAGTAGCGGATACCATCACGCGGGCTGGGCTTTTGGTTCACGGCCCGCAACATTATCTCAGCTGCGCAACCATAGGACTTACCCGATCCCACTGGCCCCATCAACCCCCGAACAAAACTATTGTCGTGCAAAAACTTCCACACCGTTGGACTGTTCGAGAAGTCCAGATCCATGCTCGGCAGTGTCACGATATCGTCCCCCTAAACGGAATAGACGTTGTGCGCTCGGCCCGCGCCCGCTCAACAGCCTCTCTCAGCAAAGCAATCTCGTTCTTTAACCGCCCTATCTCGGCCTTCAGCTCAGAGATCTGCTCAGAAACCTTAATGAATTGTCGATCAACTTCTGCCATGTCGTGCCAACTTCCCTAATTCATCAATCCAGTGCAGCGGAATACTCTTCTTCCCCCGCAACATCTCATCGATCGTTGCCTCAGACCGCCCATAGCGCTGGGCAATCTCCCGAGGACTAAGCCTCGTTTTCACCATCAGCTCCCCCAGCTTCCTCGCCGTCGGCTCTAACGGGTTCCTTGTCTGCTTCTTCGCCATCAATAACCTCTTCATAAGTCGTTACAGGATCCACATCCTCGATCAACTCAGGACCACGCATGTTGATCCCGATGATGCTCGGCTTCTCCTGGTTAGCCTCGGCATCCAGCAACCCACTCGCCTTCGCCAAAACCCG